TGATAAGGCTGCTGGTGGTGCGTCCTTTGACTTTATCTCAAGAATGACTGTCGGAACCACTCTGGCAAGTCAGTCGGGAACCAACAATGGATTCATCACTTGGAAGTATGCAGAAAACTTTGATGACGAATTGCCTGATACCTCATTCGGTGCGGCGTTTAACGGTGCAACCAATGACCTTGTTCACACGATTGTAGTTGACGAGGATGGCAAGTGGACTGGAACTAAGGGAAACATTCTTGAAAGGTTCTCCTCACGATCCAAGGCTCCAAATGCTAAGGATGAGCAAGGTAGAAGTCTGTTCTACAAAGATACCATCAATGAAAATTCAGAATATATTTTCTGGCTGAAGCACACTGATGGCTCAACTTTTGGAACTGGGTCTGGAACCGCGTGGGGAACCACCGCTGACACTGGCAGAACTTACGAATTGATGAAGAAAAACTTCTACGGAAGTTTGATCGGTGGCACTGAATTTGCCCCCGCTGCTGGTGACTTCTTCACCAACGGTTACGATCAATTCGAAGACTCTGAAACAGTCGATATCTCTGTGATCCTTGGTGGTCCCTCAGAAAGTGCCACTGCCAAGAGTATCGTTTCGATGGTTGATGCAAGAAAAGATGCCGTTGCATTCCTTTCGCCCGCAAGAGACACGGTTCTCTCATCCACCGATTCGCCAAAGGCTGGTAGAGTTGCCGCTGCAAACATCGTTGCATATCGCAAGGGTGTAAATGCAACCCCAACGGGTGGTGATACCGACTATAGCGTTAACAACTTGAATGTTTCTTCATCTTATGTCGTGCTTGACTCTGGCTTCAAATACATGTTTGACAGATTCAATGATGTTTTCCGATATGTGCCATTGAATGGTGATATCGCTGGCATCGCTGTGCGATCTGATGTTGAAACTGAAACTTGGTTCTCTCCTGCTGGCTTCAACAGAGGTCAACTTAGAGATGTGATCAAACTGCCATTCAACCCGAAGCAGGCTGAAAGAGATAATCTTTACTCTAACGGAATCAACCCTGTTGTTTCCTTCCCCGGTCAAGGCACAGTATTGTTTGGTGATAAGACACTGCCAAGTTTAGCCTCTTTGAACTGAATGATGAGTTTACTCGATCTCAGTTTAGAGGTTTGATTGAGCCATTCCTTGCGGATGTTCAGTCTCGACGCGGCATCACCGACTTTAAGGTGATTTGTGACGAGTCCAACAACACATCGGCAGTGATTGATAGAAACGAGTTTGTTGCAGATATCTTTGTGCAACCCACACGCTCGATCAACTTCATCACTCTTAACTTTGTCGCCACTAGAACTGGTGTGAACTTTGACGAGATCGCCGGAACAGCCTAATACATACTACTAAGGAGATAACTGGATGGACATTAACAAATTCAAATCTAGACTAGGCGGTGGCGTATATTCGTCTTTGTTCAGAATTGATACGAACTCTTCAATTTTGAGCGGAGAAGATAAACAAGATTTGGCGTTTCTTTGCACTGCTGCCCAACTTCCTCCATCCACACTTAATGAAATCACTGTGAACCATAGAGGGAGACAGGTTTATCTTCCCGGCTTTAGAACTTATGAGCCGTGGACGATTACAATCCTCAATGACGAAGACATGTCAATCAGAACTGCTTTTGAAAGATATGTTGACAGAATTGACGGTGCTAGAGATCACATTGCCGATGATGTTAACTTTAATATTGCAAACAACACGGCATTGTTCTCAACTTGGACTGTGACACAACTTAATAGACAAGGAAAACCAATCAAGGCATACGAACTTGATGCGTGTTTCCCAACTAGTGTGTCTGGAATTGATCTTACCGCAGAAGGAAATGAACTCACTTCTTTCCAAGTCACCCTCAGATATCAATATCATAGAACGACTGGTCTTCCCTCTCCAAACGGCATTGGAGTTGGAAACGCAGACGAATAATTGAGGATTATACAATATGCCTATTGAATTGTTTGGAATTTCAATAGGAAGAGCGAAAAAAGAGGCACTTGCGAGTCAGACTCCAATAGAGAAAAAAGCCACCTCATTCGTACTTCCTGAACTCGACGATGCCATGCCAGTTGATGCTGGTGGGTACTACGGTATCGGTATCGATCTTGATGGCTCTCTTAGAAACGAAGCCCAGTTTATCAGCAAATATCGTGAAATGGCTATGCAGCCAGAGATCGAGCAGGCTGTTGAAGATATCTGTAACGAATCTATCGTAAACACAAACGAAAAAAGATTCCCTGTAGGTATCTCTCTAGAACACACAAAACTTTCTGACGCACAAAAAGAGTCTATCGAAAAAGAGTTTAATTACATTATGCGTTTGTTGGACTTTAATAACAGGGGCTATGAAATCTTTAGGCGTTGGTATGTTGATGGTAAGGGCTACTATCACATGATTGTAAATCCGAATCAGCCCCGCCGTGGCATTATCGAAATGCGACCCATCGACGCAGCAAAAATTAAAAAGATTGCAAAAGTTGAAAAAGATGTTGACCCCAAGACAGGTGCTAAAACCATCAAAGGTGTCAAAGAGGTTTACATTTATAGAGAAAAACCAAACGAATCATCTGCTATTGAGATTGCACCAGAGGCAATCAACTATTACCCATCAGGGCTATATGATCCATCAAGAACCAGATCCGTTTCCTACCTTCAAAAAGCAATCAAACCAATGAACCAACTCCGAATGGTCGAGGATGCCACGGTCATCTATCGTCTTTCGCGTGCGCCAGAACGGAGAATCTTCTACGTTGATGTTGGTTCGCTCCCCAAAAACAAAGCCGAACAATATGTTAAAGGTTTGATGAATCGCTATAGAAATAAACTTGTCTATGATGCGAACACTGGTGAGATTCGTGATGACCGTAAGTTTATGAAT